GGTTATTGTGAAAAAATTATTATTAGTGATGACGTCGGTATTATTGATTCAAAGTTCTTTCGCTGCTGAGGTTTATACCTGCACTGTAAACGGAAAAACGGTTTATCAGGGAAAGCCTTGCCCAGGTAAAGAATTGAATGCGCGAGTTCAGCAATCTCAAGCTGCAATCAAAGGACAGCAAGCAACCAGAGAAAAAGAAAGAGCCGAACGTGATGCGAGGAAAGAACCGCGCATTGGAATGACAAAGTCCGAGGCTGAGAAATCAACATGGGGCTACCCAGATAAAGTCAACACAACAACCACAGCTAAAAATGAGTTTGAGCAATGGGTGTATAGAACACCTTATTCCGGGTCAAAATATCTGCATTTCACAAATGGAAAATTAACATCAATTTCAAATTAACCCCTTGGAATGGTTTATTAACACTTGAGTTTACCCGCTTCGGCGGGTTTTTTATTGCCTAAAATTTAGAGGTCAGCATGTCTGGTAAAAATTTAACATTCAAATTAATCATGGAAGCCGACACTAAAGACTTTGTATCTAATGTCCAGCAGTCTGAGAAAACCGCAAAAGCCCTCTTTGATGCGATAAAAATAGAATCGGATAAACTTAAGACAACATCTGAAGAAACAGCAAAAGAAGTCGGTAAAATTGTACCAGATGACCTCCAAAAGAAAGCTGATCAGGCTAAAGGCAAGTTAAGTGAAGTGTCTCAAGCAGCTAGTGAACTACAAGGTCAAGCTATTGAGGCTGCTGGTAAAATTGATGGTTTAGGCAATGAGCTTCAAGACACAGCAAGCAAGGCCAATAAGGCTGGTTTTGAAATCGGCAGTGCCATTCCTAGTGACGCTGTTCAGTTAGCAGAAATGCTAGGCAATAAGTTCTTCTCTGCCGCAAAAGAAATTGAATCTCTGGGTGATAAATCGACTATCAGTGCTGGTGAACTCCGTGCAATGTCGAGTGCTGGGGAGCAGGGGCTTAATGAACTGAATTTGGCACTGAAAGCCGCTCAGGCTGAGTTGGTTCGTCTACAAAGCACTGATGGCACCCTACAAGACATTGAGATTGCTAAGCAGCGCGTTTTAAGTATTCAAGATGCGATTAACGAAGCCTCCAGTGCCTTCAACTACTACCAAGGTGTAGCGATTAATGCCATGAAAGGCGTGGATGGTGCCACTCAATCAGCTATTAACCAGGTCCAACGTTTTAGCGCCGTAGATCTAACTGGCGTAGTAGGGGAAGCACAGACTGCCACCCGTGCAATTGAAAGTATGGGTGACGGCGCAAGCCTCAGTACCAAAGAAATTGAACGTATTGGCAGCATTGGTACCAATAGCATTAATGCCCTAGAGCGTGAATTACTGACAGCAAGAAATGCATTTTCGGCACTAGAGCAAAGCAGTGAAGCTGTAACACTTAATGAGATTAAGGCAGCTGGTGACAAGGTTAAAGGTCTTGAGCAAGCAGTAGATCTGACTAAATCAGCCTTCTCCGAATTTAATGTAAAAGCCACCACTGCAATGCAGGGCGTTTCCACAAGCACAGATAAGGCATCCGGTAGTGCCAAGCAAGCCGGACATGCAATTTATGAAGCATTAGGCATTAAACCGCCGTCCGTGATTAATGATGCTATTGCCGATCTGACCAGAAAGCTCGAAAACTTTAAAGCTAACAGTAAATTGCCGGCTGAAGAAGTAGAACGTGTAACCAAGATCACCGAACAGCAAATCGAAAAGCTTAAAAGTGAATTAAATGGTGTTGAGCCTGCTGCTCAAAAGGCAAATTCTGGTATTTCTGGCCTATCTAAGGGGATGGACGGCGCGAAGTTCGCAGTAAATGCCCTTGTTGGTGCTATGGCTACAGTCGGCATTGGGCTGGGTATCCGTGAGCTTGCGGAAGCCGCCGACTCATACACTAACCTTTCTGTTCGTATTCAGATTGCTACCCGTGAAGGTGGTGATTTCAGTTCTGCAATGGCTGGAGTTCATCAGGTAGCACTTGCCACAAATTCTAGCTTACAAGCAACAGGTGATTTATTTACCCGACTGAATACAGTTGGCAAAGAAATGGGAATGACGCAACAACAAGCGTTAGACCTGACTAAAACAGTGACGCAAGCGATTCAGATCGGTGGTGGTTCAGCTCAGGCCAGTGAAGCGGCTGTACAGCAATTCATCCAAGCCATGCAGGGTGGTGTTCTTCGTGGTGAAGAATTCAACTCCATGATGGAAAATGGTTACGGTCTTGCTGAAGCTCTAGCTAAAGGGTTGGGAGTCACTACTGGTGAACTCCGCAAGATGGCGGAAAATGGTGAGCTTTCAGCAGAGCGTGTTATTAAAGCTTTGCAAAGTCAGGCCACTCAGATTCAAGAAACTTACAATCAATTTCCAACTACTATCAGCAATGCACTGCAGAAGATTTCTACACAATGGCAGATTCTGATTGGTGAGATGGATCAGGCCAATGGATCGAGCGCGACAGTAGCAAATGCTCTATCAATTATTGCTGATAATCTTGGGATACTAAAATTATTCTTCGATGATGTAGCAGATGGAATAGGGTGGTTTCAAGACAAGCTTTCGGAAATAGATCCATCTACAATTGAGGCTATTAGAAGCACACTATCTGCCGTATACGACACAATTAAAAATGTCATATCCAGTATGGCGGGAATAGCTGAAACCGCATGGAGTGCTTTTACATCTGTCTTAGATTCAATAGCTCCTTTATTTAATGCAATCCTTAATGGTAAAGAGGAAGTCGATGGTTTAACGACCTTATTCAATGTTTTTAAAATTGCTCTAGGGGTGGTATCGGATGCTGCAACTGGGCTAAATATTGCCTTGAAGCTACTCCTTGCAGGTATTCAGTTTATTTCAGGAGGTATTTATGCACTTAGTGCCGCCGTACTGGATTTCTTAGGATTCGATGATCTGGCTGCACAGGCTCAAAATGCGTCTGATGCTCTGTTTAGACAAGCCGAAAAGAATGGTAGAGAGGCTAACAGGTTAGCACTTGAAAGCAAATCTGCAACAAGAGAAGCAATTCGAGAGATTCGTCAGACTGAAGATGAAGCAAATAAAGAACGGGTTGCTGAGAGCCAAAAAACTCTTAATGAATTAAAGCTTCAAGAAGAAAAGCATAAGGCTGACTACAAGGCTATTAGTGATGAGCGCATTCAGTTAGAGCAGCAGCTCCATGAAGCACGAAAAACTGGTAATCAGGCTGCAATTGATCAGGCTGTAAAAGGTCTTGCCGAACTGGATACCAAGGAAAAAGCCTATCAGGCTGAAAGCCAGAAAATCACTGAGGCTAAGATTCAAGCTGCACAAGATTGGGTAAATGCTCAACTTGCAGCAGCAGATGGTACTCAAAAAGTAGCGGATGCAGCCACCCAAAAAACCCTACAAACTACTCTTGCAGCTCAAGGTTTAAAACTTGAGTTTGATAATGCTGGCAAAGCAATTGTCAAAGCCATGGATGATGGTACTAAAGCAACAGAGGGTACGGCAAATGCAGCTGATAAAGCCAGAAAAGCTGCAAACGCTTTAGGTCTGGATCTTGATGTTTCTTTAAATCGAGTTTCTGCAAAATTCAAGGAAACAGAAGGCCAGCTAGATAACTTTTCAAGTGGACTTAAAGAGTTGGGCATTGAGGGCAAGCAAGCCGCCAGTGTGACCTATGAAGCTTGGCTTAAATGGCTGGAAACAGCTAAAAGTCAGGCTGAAATTGATATGGCCAAAGCTAAACTTCAGGAGTTTGGCACTCAAGGTCAAATCTCAACATCTCAGGTCGAGCAGGGTTTAGTTGCAATCAAATTGCAGGCTCAGCAGCTACCTGATGCCATTGATCCGGTGACCGAGTCATTTAAACGACTTGGTATTCAGACAAAGGAACAACTTCGATTGTCAGCACAGATGGCCTTGTCTGATTTTGATGTTGTGCGTCAAAGCGGGCAAGCCACACAGTCTGACCTGCAGAAAGCCTATGAAAAGACAATTCAACTTGCATATGCCTCGGGTGATGCTCAAAGCATCGCAGCT